CCTCGACCTCCACCTCGTCGGCTTCGGCTTCTGGCTCTTCAACGACTTCTTCATCGTCTTGAGCCTCTAGCTCCTCGCGCTCTTCAACCGTATCCCCTTCGGGGGTATCTTGCGCTAGAAGTATATCGACGGCACTCCCTGTCGATAATAGTGAAGTTCCCTCAAGAGGGTTTTCTTCTGCCATAATTTTCTCCAATGAAATAAAGACTGCCCGAAGGCTTAGTCATCACTTTTTGTGATTAGTGGTAGCGGCCTTCCTTTGCCGCTGAAATCTGGTCTGCCGCCATCCTGCCGGTCAGTGCTATCGACTCGAAATGGCTTTGTATTTCTTCAAGAACAGCAACGCTGACATGCAGGCGCTCACGCTTTTCAAATTCGTCTACGCTAGTCAGTGTCCATTGCTCGATGTAATGCTCTCGCAGAGCATCAAACGCTTCCTGAAAAACATCATTACGAAGCAGCTCGCCAGCTTTATTGCCGCGAGCGATTTCCTCTTCAGAGTTCGCCATTATTGTCTCGGAATATTGCTGCTAATATCGCCGCCAGTAGCGGCCTCGATGCTGCGGAGCTGCGCCTCAAATTCCATTTCCTGTTTGCGAAGCTCAAACTTCATCTGCATTTCTTGTTTCTTCAATCCCAGCTCTGCCATCATCTTCTCACGATCAAGCTGTATTTCTGCTTTTGCTTTTTCCTGTTCAAGCTGGAGTTTTTGCTGTTCAGGATTTTGCTGCTGAGATTGCTGTTGTTTCTGCGCCATTCTTTGCTGTAGCTCTGGCGGTAGATTATCGGGATCAAGAAAGAAATCGCCGCCGTTTTTATATCCGGCCATGCCCAGCATTTGCACCAACGTGTTCCTAAATTGACCCACAGTCACAAGCGGGTTGTCAGGGCCAAGTGTTGCCAGTATCTCTTTTTGCTGCGCGGCTACCTGGGCCAGGGCAGCACCGCGCTGTCTCTCATCGCCATTACCAAGACCGACATTTACGACAACATCAAATTCATTGTCCCAGTTGGCCGGGTCCATCGGCACAAACTCATTTCTAAGCCGGATAATGCGGGGCTGTTGCTGGTGCTTTTGTACAAGTTTAAGAATACAAAGCATCAGGCGTTTGACGCCGGTCTCTGCAAACACCCGGGCAATCATTTCGACCTTGGCCTGTGCTGCGGAAACAGTCGCATTGACAGCAACGGCGGTACTCGATTGAAGCGCGTCGGCATCTAAGCCCATGCTTGCTTTCGACAGGCCGGTACGCATTTCGCGCATCTCATCAAGATAGTTGAGAAGCGGGAAGGCGGCAGGCGCTACCGATGGCGGGGTTAAAGGCTGCACCATCCCAGGAGCGCGCATCCTCACGATACCGCCTGGACGATTAGCAATTAGATCATCGAGGTTAACCTGTCCCTCAACAGCACCAATCTTTGCACTGTTAGTCATATAAATGTTATCGAGTATCTGCCTGATCACGGCAGTCTTAGCCTGCGTCAAGTCAATCAGTAATTCGGCAATCGACCGGCCCACCATGCGATGGGGCATTAATATTGGGCTGATAATCGAAAACGGGAACATATGATATTGCTCGTTTTCAACGATCTCGTAAGAGTCACCAAGACAAACGACGCGGCGGATTTCAGACACCCCGTCGTCGTCATAATCTGCCTTAATGTAAACCTCAGTAACCATGACATCGCGCTGGCTCATGTCATTGACAGAATCTTGCGCCTGACTCTCGAGGTCTTCAAAGCGCGCCTGCTTTTCGTTCATCGTATCGGTATCGACCGATCCGGCGTGATGCTCAACAGTGTCGCGGTCGTAACCCATTTCAATCAGGTCGCTGACCGTCATCTCTGTACGATGAGCAACAAAGCGAGCGTCTTCCAGATTCTTGGCGCGCTGACTGAATAGAAATTCTTCCGGCGGGACGTTCTCAATTTTGATCCGGCCATCCTTTTGTGTCTTGCGAACACGCACATCATACGCCATTGGCGCTGGCATAACCTGACCGTCAGGGCTGGTCATTGGTTGACCAATCTCGTTTGCCTCTTGCTCCACAATTTCTATGTCTTCATCGGCAAGCAGGGCGGTCAGCTCATCTTCATTAAGACCCTCATACATATCTTCGGTGACTTTTTCAGTCTCATCGAAGTAGTGCTTCACAATTCCCATTTTGAAAAGTAGGGCGTCTTTCATCCAGTTGTGCAGAACAACGAAGCCGTCATTGTCACTGTTCAGAATAAAATTAACGTAGTCGGTTGCCTGCTTTGCAGCCTCAACATCTTCGGGACCGCGTGGCTCAAAGTTTACAAATTTATCGCTGCTGCCGAAGATTTTCATCAGCGACGGCATGATCATTTCGATCACGTCAGAAATTTCAGTCTGCACAACCTGTGAGCGGCCCTCGACCTCATTACCCAGAGGGTTGCCAAGATAATAGTCCAACGCCTCGATGCGTTCCGCGGCATATTCACTGTCGTGAAAGTTCACAGCGGATTCTATTTCGCCACGAACAATCGATTGTAATTCTTCTTTATCCATTAAATTAAGCCGCCGCTGTAAAGCTGTGAGGTGGGCAACGACGCACGTCGCCGCGCTATGTCTTCTTCTCTTGCGAGAAGTCCATCATAAATAGCGTTGTTTCTAAGCCGTCCCGTTGATCTCTGGCCTTCATCCGCATCAAGCAAACCAAGAGAGGCTGGGATTGTTGATCGTTGGTCTTGTTCCTTGGCAAACAAAGTCAAACCTAAAGAACCTGGTTGAGAGAAAATCGGCATTTTACTATCCATAATGCCTTTTTCTAAGATTTCTTTAGGCGTTAAGCCCGTAACCCTAGCCGTCCGTTCAATGGCCTCGTTTACTTCTTGAATCATTGGCTTTGAGCCTGAATACCGTTTGCCTTCTTTAGTCTTTTTTGCTCCAGCCCAGGCGACTTCCTGAAATTCTCTTGGTGATACATCGTATTTCTTGGCAAGTTTTATAATTACTTCCTCATAAGCTCCGTAACTGTCGCCTTGTGGGTTTTTTAGTTTTGGATCAAAAAGGCCGGACATTTGTTCGTCGACCGTTGCCCATTCTTTTTGACCGAGAAAATTGCCCTCAAAATTATGACGCTTGGGATTCTTTTCTGAGCTTAATGGCCCACCCATCAACTTTTGGTGCTGCCGAATGTTTCCCGAAATATACCGCCCACCAGCAGGGAACGGCATATCGTATGCGTTTTTCGGATAAGGAATATTGTTTTCTCTTAAAAAATTGCCATACATCGCTGTACGCAAATTTTCTTTGGGCGTGGCCCCACCAGTTGTCGCCGCCATTGGTCCAGCAAATTTTGCTCTAAATCTTGCTCTACCTTCTTTCGCTCCCAACCGTTTTATAAAAGTATTTTCGAGCTGCCCCATGTAATACCAGTTATTGGCATCTGGTATTTTAAGACCTTCTTTAAAAGCGCCTTCCAAACGCTCCGTGCCATTTGCCGTAGCTCTAGCGCGGTGTGCTTGTTGTGTCTTAGGCTGTTTTGCCCAAGCCACTTTCTGTGTTGGTTCTCCAGACTTGTAAGTGGAAGCATCCACGTCAGTTCGTTTAGACACATCAAACATAGGCACATAGTTGCCAGCATCGATATCGCGCTGTGCAGCCTCTACCTGTTTTTTTATTTGTAGAGCTTCAGGGCTGTTAACCTTCGCCAGATAATCACCGACTCTTTTGCGTTCTCCAGCACGCTCACCGTGAATTATACTTGCGGCATAACCAGGCCGTTCATCAATTTCTGATCCTTTTTTAGGATCAAACTGCCATTCAGGTGGCCTTGTCGGGGGGTAAGGCAGTAGCGGTTGAGGAGCACCATCGCTGGGAACGCCTCTAGGGGGGGAATACCGCCCTCCGCTACTGGCGTTATTTATATCATTTTGAGCACGCCTTGCCAACCCTGATGCCAATGCGCCTGCGGGTGCTTTTCCTAATAAACCAGCAGGGGCAACCTCTAGCATATCAATAAATGTTTGACCGGCATCGACTGGACGATGACCTCTAACAGTCTGACCCATTCTGACCGCGGCATTTCCCACATCACGAGCTAATCCAGGCACCGCCAATTCCGGCGTAACGTCGGTAGACAGCTCATCGACATCCAACAGGTTACGAATACGAAATGGTAAAATCGTCGTGTAATCGTAATTTGGATCGTTCAGCGGGTTTGCTGATAAAAGATTATTCTGGTTCGCCATTATTTTTTCTTACGATACACAACTTTCTTGCCACGACGTGTTGCTGCTTTCTCGGCAGCGGCACGCCCTTTGGCGTGATATCCATACGTCGTTTTTCCTACTTTCGGCATGTCGATTTTCCTTTAAAAATAATCTTCGTCGTGAGGATCACCATAATCGTCTTCTGTCTCCGCTACGCTCGTATCTTCCATCTCAAATTCATCGCTATTCATGGTGGTGCCAGCAACGCCTGTTTCAGCCGCTGTGCTCATACCTGAAGCTCCACCGATATTTTCATCTAGCGTGCCTTCACCAGCATTGGCTGCATGGATTGCGTCGTAGGCTATGTCGTAGGAAACGCCGTATTCTTTCGCTAACGCCGCGACATCATCATACAACGCTACATCGTTACCGAATGGCGTAGACAAATACCCGTCTGAAGA